TCCAGAGGCAAAACCAGTTCCGGTTCCAAGCCGGGTCAACTGCCATGTAGTTGGTTCCGTGTTCGGGGATTTTGTCGGCTTCCAGAATGTGTGAGTCGCAAAACTTTGGAAACTGATTCCCCGACAAATTCTCCGCAAACCCATACGCCCGCAGCTTAATCTGTATGCTGTTCTCGCCCTTGAGAGTTTTCTTCATTTCCTCATAGGGGTTGTACGGGTTCATGTCCGTGTAGAACCACATGGCGCGAGAGTTGGGTTTCCTACACTGCGCCGTGTACGGCATGGTTCCAGCGGGGCAGCCCGGCACATTCACGGTGTCGGGGAGAAGCGGACTTGGGCGCGTTTCCAGCACTCTAAATCCAGACAGATACTCCTTCACGGTCGGCGTGTATCCATCAACGGGCGTGAAGGTGAGTAGCAAACGACCAGATAGTTCGTGGCTTGATGCCCGCGTAACCAGCCGAAATCGCAGCGTTTCAATCCAAGTCAACGGCACAAGCTCATCACACCAGATCATGTCCACCTCGCCGCCCTCAATCACTCGCATTTCTTGGCTATAATTCATAAACCAACATTGCGAGCCATTTGGGAGAATAAACGTGTTTTCGGTGAAACCATTCTTCTGGCTGAAACTCACATTCTGGACTTTGCCCTTCTTAATGTTCTTCCATTCGGTCGGGATGTATTTGTAAATAAGTTGTTGCTGGTCGCGGATACTGGATTGCGCCGTCATTCCTAGTACCCACACCTTCGCGCCTTTCTTTGCCGTCATCATTTGCACAATGCGCTTGGCGGCAAATTCTGACTTTCCAGCGCGATTGCCTCCTTGGATTAGAAGTTCGCCGCAGCCTTTCCAGAGTTCGTCGGCATCTTTCCAGTGTGGGGGTTCGTATCCGTAGCGATATGGGTCTTCCTTCTCCAGTCGGATTAGTTCTTCCCGTTGCTCCAGTATGCGGGCCAGTTCCGCCGTGCCTTCTTCCCCGCGCTCCACAAACGAGCGAATTTTGTCCTGCGACGGCACGACAAGCACTGGATGTGGTGTGGGAGTGAAAGCCATTATTCCGGTATGTTTGGTGGGTCTTCGTCCTCGTCCTCCACCTCAACGTCTAGCTGATCCAACGTGACGTATTCTCCAGCGTCGGCCAAAATCTCCTGCTTGGTCATCTCCAGAATGCCCACCATTTGCGGATACGACAGATCAAACTCATCATAGAATCGCTGAATCAAGTCAGTCAGCGCGTCTTTGAAGGCTTCTTCCTGTCGTTGCTCGTTCATATTCGACCCCGCCGCTTCGGATGCCGCGTAACTGTCCAGCCGTTGCCGTCCGGTTTTACGGGTATTTCCATTTTTGGAACGTACATGTGAGAGTCTTTTACGCGGACTAGGATTAGCTTTCCGTCTTTGAGTTTGGCCTCCACCAAATGGCGGTTTGGGAAGTAACAGCGTTCGGTGGTTGCGGTTGTTTCTTTTGGGGTTTCGGGTTCCAGCGGCTTATCCAGTCCGAGTTCTTTGTAGAGAAAGGCTTTGCCGTCTGATGTCCAGTGGATTGCCCGGCCTACTTTGAATGTGTGTTCGGGGTTTGCTTTGCGGACTGCGACTATCTGCTGCCGTGGTACTCCTAGGAATGCTGCAAGTTCTGTCTCCTTCATCGCCTTTTTGTAAAAATTTTTATGACACTAAAACCCATTATATAGTAAGGCGAGGCGATCAACGCGAACCCCCTCCCCCCGTCTGTGATTCGTGTGGTGATTCTTTTTGTGGCTCAATATCAATAATATCTGCCGGGCTGGTCGGAGTGTGCCGTTCTTTTTGTGTGTTGTCGTTTTCCTTAATGTTTTGAGACTTTCCAGCGGTGTTTTTATCCGTTAGCAATGAATTGACATCCCGGTGATCAATATGCAAGTGGCGGTGTTCCACGGTTTGTGTGTTGTCGCCGCTCAAGTCGCGGATTTTGTCAGTAAGAATTCCGACCAAAATGGATTTGTTGGCGGGCTTTAATTCGTCAATGTTCTTTTGTAGATCGTCCACCAAGTCCGTTACCAAGTCTTGCATTGCCTTGGCCGTGCGGCGTTTCCAGTTGGGTAGCGCGTCGCGGTTTTGTTCCCTCAATAGCGCGACAGTTGACCGTGCAACATTGTAATCGGCGGCAATTTGTGTGACGCCGTGGCCCGCCTTCAAATCCTCCAACATTGCCGCTTTGGTTTCTGCTGGAATTGGTGCTTTCCCTCGTCGCATTAAAACTGCTTCAAACTATGCAAAACCATTAAAACTTGACGGCAATGGTCGGCGGCTATTCGCTCATGTCAAAAAAAAAATTTCGTTAATTTTAGTCAATAAAACTGGGGGTAAAATGCACCTTGTCAAAAATAATTAAAAAAACTTTGTTGACATCAACGGTTTTCGGGGCACACTTAATCCCGTGCCGGATACACCGGCCAAAAAAATGTGAAAATGAAAAATCAAATACTTAAACAACACGGCATAGAAACCCGCATTAAATCCGGGCGGTTATTTGCTTTGGATGTATGGACAAAAAACGGAGAGGCTGACTCTCAATGGGTTGACGCCACGGCTTGGACGATCAAAGAAACTTACAACTGGCTAGGGTATTAATAATGAAAAACATATTTTCCATAATCGGCCAAGGGCTATTGGCCCTCATCGTTTGGGGCAGTCTTGCGGCTTTTATGTTGGCCTATTTTATGAGTCCAGCCGTGGACGGGGGGAGGGTTTGGCAATGATTAAACAGCAAGACATTGCCTCCCTTGACGATTTTATTCGCTCCGAATATTTCGCGGCGTGGGATGAATCCAACCGGGCCAGCCTTGGCTATTCTCGCTCACCATTCAAACGGGATCGGTGCGAGCGTATTTACGACGGGGCCGAACACGGGGGCGAAGGCTCAACACACGGGGAAATTATAGCAGACTGGCGTGAGGCGTTTGATTGCTTCCAGCGGGATTATGAATTGCCCGAAAAAATAATTAACACGATTGAAAAAGAGATTAACGATTGCGAAGCATGGCACGAAAAAAACGGAAGCCTTGAAACGCAACTAGGATAGCGCGGGCGGCTACGGCGTGTGCCTCCGTTGGGGGCGCATGGTGTAGCCGCTGGCCAAGGGTGGTAAATGTGAAAAACCACCCAAGCCGGGTAACGGCCCGGTAATGCCAGCGGCCAAAAACAAAAAACCAAAAGTGTGAGAAAATGAAAAGAACAATAGAAATAGAAGACACGTTACAAGATCGCGTTGACCTTTGCATCGAGGAAACCAAGGAATTACTCCTTGAATACATAAAAGACAACGAACCCCAAGACACGCCCTGTCTGTTTAATGACCTAGATTATTCGGGCAGATACCATGAAATAGTCGATAGCAACACGCCCATTTATTATCACGAAATTGACACGATATTTTATTTGCACGGGCACTTGTGCGAAGAAGCGTTTGAAAATTGCTTTGGGGCGGAAGCTAAAAAAGACGAGGGCTGGCCGTGTGGCTGGAAAGCGGCGGCAATTTATCAATACATCAGCGACCAAACGGCGGTTTGGTACAACGAAAACGCCGAAGATATTTTGCTTGGTGAAAATGAGGGCGAAGCAAACCCAATAAATCCAGCGGCACTCGCACCAGCAAATTGATCCCCCTTCAGCGGCTTTCAAATCGAGGGCCGTTGATGGGGGCGCAAATGCCCCGGAAAAATGTGAGAAAATGAAAAAACTGAATCAAAAACGAATGGACGCCATCATGGCGGGGTTTGTCAAAGTATGCAAAAAACACAAAACGGCACTTCCAGACGCGCTTATGGTCGTCATGGCGGGTTGTTTTGTTGGGGCCGTCGAGGAACTTGGCCAAGTTGAGGCCGAAGAAGTCGCTCACGGCATGGTTGCCCACTGCTTGGACTTGATAAAGAGCGCGGGAGGTGAGGCGTGAACCAAGGACTTGACCGGCTACCCGTAATTGACCAAAACCAAGGGAAATTGCAGGAATATATTTTGGGGCGCATTGCCGCCAAGGGGCATCATTTTTCACGCGGCAACCGAGACAACCGCTCAATCGACGCGCTGCAAAGAAAAGGGCTTGTGAAGACTGAAGTACACACGACGCGGAGCGGCCAGCGGT